CTTCAAACTCATTAGATAAAGGTGGAGACAATTTTAAAAAACTATACAATGCATCAGATGTCACTAAAAGAAATAGAAATGGCCAAACAAAGTCTGGTTTATACTCTTTGTTTATCCCAATGGAATGGAACTACGAAGGATTTATTGATGAGTACGGAGTTCCAGTATTTACTACACCTGACACAGATGTCTTCGCCCCAGACGGTGAACTAATAGACGTAGGTGTAATAGATAACTGGCAAAACGAAGCTGATGGTTTAAAAGACGATCAAGATGCTTTAAATGAATTTTACCGCCAGTTTCCACGAACTGAAGAACACGCGTTTAGAGATGAAACAAAAAATAGTATATTTAACTTAGTAAAAATATACGAACAAATAGATTACAACGAAGAACTAAGTAGTAGCTTAGGTATAACACAAGGTAATTTTGCTTGGGTTAATGGTGTTAAAGATACTAGCGTTATATTTTACCCAGATCCAAAAGGTAGATTTAAAATTAGCTGGACCCCCAAACAACAATTACAAAATAGAGTGGTAATTAAAAACGGTATTAAATATCCTGGCAATGAACATATGGGTGCTTTTGGTTGTGACTCATATGATATATCCGGGACCGTAGACGGTGAAGGTTCAAAAGGAGCGCTTCACGGACTAACTAAGTTCAGCATGGAGGACGCTCCAGCTAACAGCTTCTTTTTAGAATACTTATCAAGACCACCTACGGCTGAAATATTTTTTGAAGATGTATTAATGGCATTAGTGTTTTATGGTATGCCAATATTAGCAGAGAATAATAAACCTAGACTATTATACTATTTAAGACGTAGAGGTTACAGAGGTTTTAGTATGAACAGGCCTGATAAAGTTTGGAACAAGCTATCTGTTGCTGAAAAAGAAATAGGTGGTATACCAAACTCTAGTGAAGATATAAAACAAGCTCATGCAGCCGCTATTGAAATGTATATACAAGATCACGTAGGTATGAAACAAGATGGAAGCTATGGAGATCTTTATTTTAACAAGTTATTAAACGATTGGGCTAAGTTTGATATAAATAAAAGAACAAAGTTTGATGCTACAATAAGTAGTGGATTAGCTATAATGGCTTGTAATAGACATTTGTACGCACCAAACGTTAAAATTGAAAAACCAAAATTAAATATACATATTTCTAAATATTCTAATAATGGAAATATGTCTCAAATAATCAAAGAATAAATATGGGATATTCTAATAAAAGTTATTTTCCTAGTCAAGTTGTAAGTGATGCTGAAAAGTTAAGTTACGACTATGGTTTAAAAGTTGCTAAAGCCATAGAAGCAGAGTGGTTTAATGACGACAGAAATTTAAATAGATATATGAACAGTCGAAACGACTTTCATAGATTAAGATTATATGCAAGAGGCGAGCAATCAATACAAAAATATAAAGATGAATTATCTATTAACGGTGATTTGTCTTATTTAAATTTAGACTGGACACCGGTTCCAATTATATCTAAGTTTGTAGATATAGTTGTTAATGGTATAGCTGAAAGAACATATGATATAACAGCTTTTTCTCAAGATCAATTTGGAGTAAACAAAAGAACAGAATACATAAGATCTGTGTTAAAGGATATGAACACTAAAGATTTTAATGAAAATGTTCAAAAAGACTTTGGTGTTGATCTTTTTGAAAATGATCCTTCAACATTACCAGAATCACAAGAAGAATTAGCTTTGCACATGCAGTTAACATATAAGCAGGCTGTAGAGCTAGCACAAGAGCAAGGTATTAATATGTTGTTAGAAGGTAGTAATTATGAGTTAATTAAAAAACGATTTTATTACGATTTAACAGTGTTAGGTATTGGTGCTGTTAAAACTAGCTTTAACACTTCAGAAGGTGCTGTTGTTGATTACGTAGATCCAGCAAACCTTGTATATTCTTATACAGATTCTCCTTATTTTGATGATATATATTATGTTGGTGAAGTAAAAAATATACCTGTAAACGAACTAGCAAAACAGTTTCCTTTTTTAGAACACGAAGATCTTGATGAGATAATGAAAAATAAATCTTTTTATAGATCTAATTATAATAATAGTTATACTAGAGATAAAGAAGATACTAACACAATACAAGTTTTATATTTTAATTATAAAACTTATATGAACGAGGTTTATAAAGTTAAAGAAACAGGTACTGGTGCTGATAAAATACTTGAAAAAAATGATCAGTTTAACCCGCCTAAAAACAAAGAAGGTCAGTATGCTAAATTACAAAGATCTATTGAAGTTTTATATGATGGAGCTATAATACTAGGTACTAATAAACTTTTAAAGTGGGAAATGTCAAGAAACATGCTTCGTCCTAAAAGTGATTATACTAAAGTTAAAATGAACTATAGTATTGTAGCACCTCGTATGTATGAAGGTAAAATAGAATCTTTAGTTGGTAGAATAACTGGTTTTGCTGATATGATTCAATTAACTCATTTAAAGTTACAACAAGTAATGTCTCGTATGATACCAGACGGTGTTTATTTAGATGCTGATGGTTTAGCTGAAATAGATCTTGGTAATGGTACAAACTATAATCCACAAGAAGCTTTAAACATGTTCTTCCAAACAGGTAGTGTTATTGGTAGGTCGTTTACGCAAGATGGCGATATGAATCCTGGTAAAGTACCTATTAAAGAAATAACAAGTGGTAGTGGAGGTAATAAAATGCAAGCCTTAATAGCAAACTACAACTATTATCTACAAATGATTAGAGATACTACAGGGCTTAATGAGGCTAGAGATGGTAGCATGCCAGATAAAAATGCTTTAGTTGGTGTGCAAAAACTAGCGGCTGCTAATAGTAATACAGCTACTAGACACATATTACAAGCGGGTTTATTTTTAACTGCGCAAACAGCAGAGTGTTTATCATTAAGAATATCTGATATTATAGAGTACTCACCAACTAGAGAAGCTTTTATACAAGCTATAGGTATTCATAATGTTGCAACTTTAGAAGAAATATCTAGTTTACATCTTTATGATTTTGGTATATTTATACAATTACAGCCAGATGAAGAACAAAAAGCTTTGTTAGAAAATAATATACAACAAGCATTATCACAAAAAAGTATAGAGCTAGAAGACGCTATTGATGTTAGAGAAATAAATAGTGTAAAACTAGCTAATCAAATATTAAAGTTACGTAGAAAGAAAAAACAAGAGCGAGACAGGCAGATGCAATTAGAAAATATACAAGCGCAAACACAATCTAACACGCAAGCCGCTCAAGCTAAAGCTCAACTTGATGTTCAAAAAAGTAAAATAATTTCTGAAAACGAAATTATGCTAGAGCAAGCAAGGGCACAAATGGAAGCTCAAAAAATGCAACAAGAAGTAGAGTTTAAAAAAGAATTAATGGCTTTAGAATTTGACTATAACATGCAGTTAAAAAACATGGAAACTAGAGCAAAAGAGTCTGCAGAAAAAGAAAAAGAAGATCGTAAAGATGAAAGAACTAGGATTCAAGCAACGCAACAAAGCGAAATGATTGATCAAAGAAAAGCTGATAAACCACCTAAAAACTTCGAGTCTACAGGTAATGATATGATAGGTGGGGGTTTTGATTTAGGTGCTTTTGATCCTAGTTAAAATTATTAATTATTATTATATTATATTATGGAAGAAAAAAATGAAAATGTAGTTGAAGAAACTACACAAGATACAAACAAAGAAGAAACTAATAAACCAAACATTAATGAAGACGGTGATTACGTCGTTGATTTAAGCAAACCAGAAGAAAATGAAACTAAAGAAAATAACGCTGACGACAGCGGAGTGGTTGCAGAGTCTGAAAATGCCGAGCCCACACAAGAACAAAAAGAAATACAACCGGAAGCTGAAGCACAAGAAGAGACAGCAGTATTAGAAGAAATAACTGAAGATTCAACTGAAGAAGAAGTAGCAGAGGTAGAAGAAAAAGTTGAAGAAGCTGTTGCTGAGGCAGAAGCTACAGGTAAACCACTACCAGAAAATATACAGAAGTTAGTTGATTTTATGGAAGAAACTGGTGGTGATATACAAGATTATGTAAAACTTAATCAAGATTATAGCAAATTAAAAGACAATGATGTTTTGTATGAGTATTATAAACAAACAAAACCTCATTTAACTAATGACGAAATAAACTTCTTGATAGAAGATTCTTTTTCTTATGACGAAGAAGTTGATGAAGAAAGAGATATAAAAAGAAAAAAACTAGCGTTTAAAGAGCAAGTTGCCAGCGCTAGAAGCCACTTGGACGGGCAAAAGTCCAAATACTATGAAGAAATTAAAGCTGGTTCAAGGCTTACGCCTGAACAACAAAAAGCTTGGGATTTTTTTAATAGATACAACAAAGAGTCGGAAGAAAATAAAAAAATAGCAAAAACACAATCTGAAGTTTTTAAATTAAAGACTAATAAAGTTTTTAACGATAAGTTCAAAGGTTTTGAATACAACGTCGGAGATAAAAAATTTAGATTTAACGTAAACAATGCTGAAGAAGTTAAAACAACACAGAGCGATATAAGTAATTTTACTAAAAAGTTTTTAGATAAAAACGCTACATTATCAGATGCTAAGGGTTATCATAAATCACTTTTTACAGCTATGAATGCTGATGCTATTGCAAAGCACTTTTACGAACAAGGTAAAGCTGACGCTATGAAGTCAAGTATTACTAAGGCTAAAAATATTGATATGAATCCAAGACAATCTCTTGGAGAAGTTAATGTTGGAGGTATGAAAGTAAAAGTATTAGGTGATAATTCTTCTGATTTTAAGTTTAAAATTAAAAACAATAAATAACAATTTAAAATTATTACAAAATGGCAATTACAAATGGTCCTAATTTGAATAGCGTGCCTGCTCCAATAAAGCAAACGTTATCTACAAATTATCTAGATCTTTCATCTGCTACAAACGCAGGTTGGGGTCAACAATACGTTCCAGATTTAATGGAAAAAGAGGCTGAAGTTTTCGGTCCAAGAACAATTTCAGGTTTTTTAGCACAGGTTAGTGCTGAAGAAGCTATGACTGCTGATCAAGTTGTTTGGTCAGAGCAAGGTAGATTACATCTATCATACAAAGGTACAGTTGCTACAGCTGGTTCTACAAACGGTACTTTTACTGTAACAACTGATATAGACGGTAATTCTATTTCAGGTGGTGCTGCAAATCATGGTGTTAGAACTAACGATATAGTACTTATTGCAAGTGCTGGTATAGTTACACCTGCTTTAGCTGTTGATACTGATACAGCTGTTATACAAGTTGAACCTTTTGACAAAGCTGATTTAACTGGTCACGCTACAGGAAGTGGTGTTTCTACTTTATTAGTTGTTGGTTCTGAATATGCAAAAGGAACCTCTTACAACGATGGTAACTTTGCTGCAGCTACTTCACGTACTCCAGCTAATGAGCCTGTTTTCCAGACTTTTACTAATAAACCAATTATTATGAAAGATTACTACGAAGTATCAGGTTCTGATGCGTCTAGAATTGGTTGGGTAGAAGTTTCTGCTGAAAATGGTCAATCAGGTTACTTATGGTACTTAAAAGCTGAAGCTGACACAAGAGCTAGATTTACTGATTATATTGAAATGGCAATGTTAGAAAGCGTTAGAGGTTCGAACTCTACTGTTGTTGATACTAGTTTAGGAGCTGATTCTGATGCTGGTGTTGGTACGCAAGGTTTATTTGACGCTATAACTGATAGAGGTAATGTTACTTCTGGTGTTACTGGTGTCAACGCTGCTACTGACTTAGCTGAGTTTGATGCAATACTTGCTGAGTTTGACAAGCAAGGAGCTATTGAAGAGTATATGATGTTTGTTAACAGATCAACTAGTTTAGCTGTTGATGATATGTTAGCTTCAATGAACTCTTACGGTGCTGGTGGTACATCTTACGGAGTATTTAACAACTCTGAAGATATGGCGTTAAATTTAGGTTTCTCTGGTTTCAGAAGAGGTTCTTATGACTTCTACAAGTCTGACTTTAGATACTTAAATGATTTAGCGACTAGAGGTGGTATTAACGATGCTGCTACTTCTGCTGCTATTAGAGGTGTTTTAATTCCTGCTGGTACTTCTTCAGTTTATGATCAAACTGTTGGACAAAGCATGAAAAGACCTTTCTTGCACGTAAGATATAGAGCTTCACAAACTGATGACCGAAGAATGAAAACTTGGGTTA